TGTCAACGCGGAATTTGCCGCCGCCAAGAGCTATGCCGTCCGTGCCGATATACACGCCGTTTGTCGTGCCGTACAGCGATGACAGCGCGTTATATATCGCGTTGGCTCCGATGGTAAACCCGTTGGATTTATTGCCTATAAAGCCGCTTGTGGCGGTTATTTTGCCGGTGATATCAACGCCGTCTTTCGTGGCTTTGAACACCTGCTGTCCGTTGCTGGACAGTATAAAACCGTCGGCTGTCAGCGACCAACCGAAGCTTTTATTATCGCCGCCGGTTTGCGTCACCCTCGCGGCAATCTCCGATGCGTGTAACTGCAGCGTAGCGCGCATTTCATTCTCACCGTTTTCCCTTGCCAAGACCTCAGCGGCGATATTATCGGCATTCACGCGGAGGCTCGCGCGGGTCTCCGAGAATTGCCGCGTTACCTTTCTATCCGTCTGCGACTTATACGGGTATTCATGGTCAACGGCGTTATCCTGCGGGGCGGCTATACGCGCCGCCATGAGCGTTGAAAACGTCGTTTCTTTGGTGAAAATACCGCTGAATGCGCCGTTTATGGTCACGCCATCGCCCAGCTCCGCCGCCGGATCAAGCTTTGCCCAATCTGTATCGTATGGCTGATAGCTGTAATCCTTGATGCTTTCAAGGATATCTGCTGCCATCTGCGCCGTTGCCCACGGGCATGACAGCTCTAATACATTGTCACCGTCTCCGGCTTCGACATAGTTGTCATCGTCGATGTTAATAACAACCTTTGTATATTTCGCAAGCGCGGGCGTGGTAGTATACCCCGCCGCGCTGCGCCCGATAAAAACGGAATCAGACAAGTATTCTGTCACCCCCGAACCTGATGGAATATCCGGCGTTGTCAACAAGATAGTGTGTCTCTATGCCGATCTCGTTTAAACGTATGAGCCGGAGTTTTCCCGCGTCGGTCATAATGAAGTTCCCGGCGTACATACCGGCGATGTATCCCAAGATTTCACGCATAGCGTATCCCCCGGGATACTGTACCAAATAACCGCGCTGCATAATGTCCACCGTGCGGGGATCGACCTCCACACCCATCAGTGCAGCGATAAAGCGCACAGTGTCAATGTCGGTCTTTGGCCATGTGCCAATATCGCCGGACGTTGGAAAGTCCGTTTCTGCTTTCAGCATAGCGTCATAGCCGTGAAATACTATATCGTCCGTGCTCTCTCCGTCACTTCTGGTGTCGATATAGAAAACGCCCTTAGGTATCCATTCGCTTTGCTTTGCGGCGTTGCAGGCGCGCACAAATGGCTTCAGAGAAGACATTTTGGTGATCGTTGCCGTCGGCTTTATCATGGTCACATCTATCTCTGCCGACACGCAGCAGCCAACAGCGGGCTTGTCGTCGGTGAACACGTGCTGAGTGGTTTTTATCTCTTTCAGCATATTGGCGCTATATCCGCCGCCGTCAGAGTCGTAGTAAATGCGCGTTCCGCCAAACGTGATATAGTTCTTGCTCTCGTCTATGAGGTAAAATTCATCGCCGATTACCATTTTCGTTTCAAACCAATGATTACCGGCGATTATTTCTTTGTATAAGGCGCTCGTCGTCTGCATGGCTATCTCTCCACAAGCGCGAGCGCTTCAATTATCCAGCGGTCTTTCCCGTCGCCGAATGAGGTGTCGACCGTCGCGCTGCCGGTGCTGTTGTACATCGTGGTTATCTGGTCGCCCTTGAGCCAAGGGTTTGTATAAGTGACCTCGACATACTCAGGCATCAGCGCGGGCAGAACAATTTCAGCGTCGGCGGTATACAGCATCTTAAAGGTCGCGTCTATGCGGAATTTTGTCGCGATCCTCGCGCGGTGCATGGTGTAATCCATCGTGCGCCCCGCTTCCGGGCTGTCACCGTCCTCCCGCGTGACCTTATAGCCGCCGCCATCGAGATAAGGGAGCATATCAACGCCGTTTACTATAAGTTTCATTTGCCCCGCCCCCTGTTTCTCTCTTCGGTATAGGTGTACATGATCTCACCGACTTTACGCTTATCAAGGTAAACGTCGCTCGGCTCGATCTTGCCAACATTGCCGCCACTCAGCCGGTCGAGAAGCGCGTCCAGTTTGCTTTCCAGCTCGGGGGATATACCGCCGTAGCTGCCGGAAGAGAACGCGTTAGGCGGCGCGACAAAGCCGCCAGCAACGGCGGGCATTCGCATATTCAGCCCGGCGAACTTATCCGTCATGCGGTCAAACATGATATCGGCAAGCTCGTTTGCGACCATCGTCACCCACTGCGTATTACGTTCAAGCGGAACAATAGCCTCTTTGCCAGCTTCGCCCGCTCCGATGAGTGTAGCTCCATCAACAATGCCGCCTCTCGCGTACCACGAGACACTAAGATGCGGTATTTTTGCCAGCCCGAAAAACTGAGCGAGTGCACCCGCATCCTGCCACTGTACTTGTATATGCGGCAGTCGCAGTTGTGGTAATTGGAATTGGAAGTTAAACAGATTCTTTATCCGATCGACTATCCCGGACAGCTTCGTTTTAAGGCCTTGAAACTTATCTACAATTCCGTTTATTAGATTTGTTGCAGGTACGACCGTTAGATACTTCACTTCCTCAAGGATTTTTAAGATGCCGTCGTCCCATAACCACTTTTTCACTTGAGGTATCCATTTCTTATCAAGATCGAGATTGTTTATAGTCATGGCGAGCAATATCCCCATTGCTGCGCCAAGAGCCGCCCCCGCGGGGCCACCGACACTAAAGCCGATAGCGCCGCCAGCTAAACCGCCCAAAACAATAGCGAACTTTTCAAGCAGCGTCGATTCCGACCAGTTAGACGTGACCTCAACGCCAACATCGCGCACAGCAAGAGCAAGCCCCACACCAACCGTCGCACCGATAGCCGCACCAGCAAAACCGCCAAGAGAAAAGCCGATCAGTCCGCCCGCAACTCCCATAAGCAGCAATAGTAAGCTTTTGAATATCTCATTTGCACTTAGATTGCCGTCATGGTCAAATATAAGAGAATCGGCAACAAGGCCAATAGACAAACCGGCAAGCGTGCCAACAATAGCACCGGGAACGCCGCCAATCATAAAGCCCATTACGCCACCGGCAAGCCCAGTAAGTCCGGCGATAATCTTCTCCGCAATTTGCTCGCCCGTAAGGTCGTTCCAGTCGAGAAAAACATCTTTGAACGAAAGAGCAAGTTTGCCGGTAAAAGAATCCATATCGACGGCTTCATCTACTAAGTCGAATGCGTTATTAGCGCCGCCTCCACCGCCGCCACCGGTATTGGTATCGTTCATAACATTCAGTGTATCAATACCCATCAGCTGCTTTTTGGCTTCTTTGGCATTATCCGCCGCTCCGCCGAGGTTATCGCTCAGCTTGCCCGTGTTCGCTATGGCTTTTTTGAACGTACCTTTTCCGCTCAGCACTGCGAAAAACTGTGCTATGGCGCTTGCTGCCTTTGCAAGCCACCCTATAAGCGTTTGCAGTACAGGGATAACCGCATTAAGGATCGGCGCGAATGCCGCTCCCCAAGAGCCTTTAAGCGCCGAGAGTGACGCTTTAAGCTCGTCAATGTTTTTCTTGGTCTCCGGGTCGTTCTCTGCAAAAGCCTTTACCGCTTCGACCGTGTATTGTTTCAGCTTGCGGAATAGCACATATAGCGTTCGAATGCCAATACCATACTTGAGTATGCTTTTCACTCCGCCCTGTATAGCGGCCTGAGTGCTCTCAAATATAGCCTTGATGTTCTTACCCTTTGTTGCATCCGTTACCTGCTTGGTCAGCGCTCCGGCGCGTTCTTGCGCTTGCTCAAGCTCTGCCGTTTGCTGCGCAAGCACATCGAGTATCTTGCTGTCCTGCGCTTCGAGTTTTTGCGCCTCTTTTTCTTTGGCCTGCATGATTTTTTCTTGCTCTGCAAGCTCGGCCTTAATTTGAGTCTGGCGTTGGATTTCAGCAATATAAGTACCGGGGTCAGCGTTACCGGTTATGCTTGTTTTTGCTTCACTCTCGGCAAGCGCCGCTTTCAGCTCTTCGACGCGGTTATATGCTTCAACAGCTGCGTCCTGCGCCTCCTTGAGCTGTTCAACTATTGGCGCTCGCGCAGATTCATTTTTTGCTATATTTTCTTTGAGCTTGTCCATCTTGTTTGCAAGCTTGTCAAGCTCTTTGGCGGCTTGGCCATCGTCAATTTCCACCGGGAATCTCAATTCAGTTGCCATTTATCCGCCTCCTGTCCATTTCTTCAACATTTCTTCATCTTCCGTCGTGTATTTTTGCGGAAGATTTACGATTTCGCGATTCTGCCTTAACCATTCGCGTTCATACTTCTCAAGTTTCTTACCCTTTGCCAACTTAGAACGGATATTGACGATTTGCGAGAATGCGCAGTCTCCGCCAATCTCCATATACGCGCCCACGAACGTCCACCAATGGAGATATTCGACTGAGCGGCATTCGTAGCCGAGAACGCGATTTACCGGCGCGATGATGTACGGGAAATCTTTTTCCCAGTCCACCAAACGAGCGGATTTCTTGCCGTGCGGTTGTCCGAGATCGATAAACCAGAAGCATTTTTCAAGTGCTTCCGAATAGTTCGAAAGCGTCTCCCACTCAGGAAAAATCGTCTCTATCGTCGCTTCAGCCTTGTCAGCGTCGGAAAAATCCGGGTCGTTCAAGACCTCTATAAGTTCGAGGATGACCCTGTAATCTGTGCGTATGGCATGGTCAACGCCGCCCACGTTAAGCGACATAGGCAACGAATAAATCATTTTTTGAATTTAGCGAGATACTTTTGCAGCTTCGGATTTGTGGCTTTCTTTTCAGCAGTAAAAGTATCGTTCATATTTTCGATGAGACAAAGCATGAGGTTACACCACACCGGCAGGCCGCCCGCCATTGCGTACACGTTCATACGACCGTAAAGCGGAGTGCACACATCAAACCCGAAAAGACCGTTTATCAGCTCCCGCATCTCTGCGTCCATAGTGCGCGCAGTTGCAAACACGGTTTTTGCGTCGGCTTCGTTTTTGAGCGCCGCCTGATATTTATCCTGCTGCTTGTCCATCGCATCGAACGCATCAAAAACGCGCTCCACGAAATCTATATCGGTAAGGTTGAGCCACACCGAAACTTTATTATTAAGCGAAATTTCCTGTATGCCGTCATCGGGCATGAAAACAAGTTTATCTGCCATAGTTCTCTCCTTAAAAAAGCAAGGGCGCGGTAATACGCGCCCTTGTTGATTATGCTGCTGCCGGTGTAAACTCTATCGAGCCGTCAGACTTCTTTGCTGCGCTGCCGAGGGTACGCGTGCCGCCGTATGTAACGGTGATCGGCATTCCGACGCTGCCGCCGCCCTCGCCGCCGAGACCGGTGACCTCGACCATGCAAGCCTCGTAGCGTTCGGCAAAGCCCGCGTAAGTGTGGACAATAAGCATATCCTGCGCCGCAAGCGCCATAGCGTCCTGATCGACAACTGCCATCTTCCATATCTTTTGCTGTGCGGTGTCGCCACTGTCCAGCTCGCACGGCTCAAAGCTCTGCGTAATGACAGGCTTCTTCATCGTGCCATAGGTATCACCGAGAATGTCTTTCTTGCTCTCGGTGCTCCAGTCGTATTCCTCAGAGCTGTCCTCAACGCGCTTGCCGATCACTGACCATACCGGCACGGTGCTTGTGCCGGTATTGAGGTAAGCAAGCAGCAACTCACGCGCTACGGTCTGCCCCGCAGTAGTGGTAAATGTATATTCCGCCATTAAATCACCTCGTAAAGTAAAGTTAAAAGGATCTGATGATCCTCAACATCGCCCTCATATCGGGCGAAAAGTGCCGCCGCCGTATCGCGCTTGACCTTCTTAACGGCAATGCCGTCGGCTATGGTCAGACTGCCGCTGTTCTGCTCTGCCCATTCGCCGTATTTATCCAACACCTCGTCAGCGGTTATGCGCTCGTCGGCGTCTGTTGCCGTCGTGCGGTAAATGATTTTGAACTGATACTGTGCCTGATATGTCCCGTCAATAAACTGCTTGGTCTTGTATGCCGCCTGTATGGTGGATATACAAAGACCGCTGCTCTTGCCTAACCATTCAAAGTCAAGCTTGGACAGCGGTTTATTAGGGTACATATTCAGCCATTTCCGCACCGCGCGGCTCACATCTGCGTTTTCCGACGCAGATACTAACGTTTTCGGTTTTTCTTCTTTATTCAAGCCACAACTTCACCGCTCTTTCTCCGACACGCGCCCATTTTTCGGCGTTTTCTTCGTAAGACGCTTCCATCCAGTGTGCTTGTGCCTTTGGATGCATATCCGTTGTAAACACAAGGTCTTTATCAATTGCGTGTAACGTCGCGCCCTTGCGGTGCCTCCACCCCACGTCTTTGATATACACTGCATGACGTCCCATTTCGTCTACCATGACCTTACCGGCATAGAGATAAGCGGCCTGATCGCCGGTATAAACGATCTCGTTACCGTCGACGCGGGCGAGATTGGAGAATGCGCCGGTAAGCGCCGGGACATAAGGCGTAGTGTCCTTGAGCGCCTGTGTAGCAACGACGGCTTCGGCAGCGGCGCAAGCAGCTTTGAACTCGCGCCCTTTGATAGCCTTGATCTTGAGCGTGATTTTCATTTGCCGCCCACCTGCCAATGTGCCATATCTCCGCCAAAGTCGCGGATATCTACCGTAGACACATCATAGACATATTCATGCGCCTGCCGCAGCTCCTTTAGGCTCATTTGCTCCGAGATTTCGCCCTTGGCAAAATACGTCGATGTGGAGCTGCTTTCGCCGCCGCTGTCGAGCGTCCAGAACTCGCCGGGATTGTCAGCCGCATAGAACGCTTTCGGCTCCTTATAGCGCTTTACGTCGCCTGTGGTGCTTTCTGCCGTCGCGGTGAACGGAATATAGAGCGTTGCCGCGTCTGCGTCTGACAAGCCCGTTTTCGCGATGTTAGCGCCCTTTGAGATATCAAGCAGCACGCCGCGCAGTATCGTGATGTTATAGTGCTTGTCGAGGTCGTCATCTTCCCATACGTTAAAAACAGTCACAACATGAGGAAACACAGCAACCACCTCCCCGATACAAAAGCCCGGTGTGCCCGAGATACTGCATCACGATACCGGCCAGCGTCTTACGCGCTGCCGCTGCCGTTTCCGTGCCGCTCTTATATGTCTTGCTCCAAGCGCCCACGGTCTGACTTTGCAGCTCGCCGCCGCTCATGCTCTGAGCTTGCGCGTTCTCGATGATCTGGTACTGTTCGGCAAGCGCACAGCAGCACATTTTCAGCTCGTCGCCGGTGTACGTCTTGGCCTTGCCGCGCGTGTAATAATCGAGAAAGGAGCTTGCCCGCGTCGATGCACGGGCAAACTCCTCTTCGGTTAGTGCGCTGCCGAGATAGGTGGTCGTGTAATATATGTAATCAGCATACATCACGCTCACCTCCGGGCATCAGGTCTTGACGGAAACAGTCGCGTTACCGGCGCTCTGTGCCTTGAAAGTGCTGTCCGCTTCGACGACAGTGATTTTCTGTCCAGCAGCAGCATTGATATCGCTGTGGCCGTCCCATGCGCTCCACGTCTTCACGTTCTGACCGTAGGTGACAGTCTCAGCGCTCGCGCCAAGCTTATACTTGTAAACGTTGGTGCTCTTCTCCTTGGTCGGGGTTACAGTGATAGCGGTCGTACCGGTGTCAGTACCGGCGGCAGACTGCACAGTCAGAGTGCCGAGGGTAGGAGTGCTATCAACGTCGATAACGGCGATACCGTCTATGTACTCCGCAAACAGAGTGACGCCCATGATCGCGTAAGCCTCAGATACGGCAGTTCTGTAATTGCCCTGAGTATGGAAGCCCAGCAGCGGGGTTTCGCCGTCAACGGTGTACTCAAGACCGGCACGGGCAAAATCGCTGTCGGCGGGGTCAACGTAGTACATCACGATATTCTCAACCGGGGTAGCGATAACGCGCCCGCGCTGGATTTCGCCGTCTGCAAGCAGGAACACGGTATCATAGCCCATGAAGTTCTTGATGTAATTGAAACCGAACTCGCTCTGTACGGTTATCTGAGCATTGCCGAGATAGTCATACAGGTCAAGGACGTTGACAAAGCCAACAACCTTGGAAGCGGTACGGTGCATCTGCTTGAACTTGTTGACAACGCGCCCCATTGCCATTGCAAGCGCTTTCTGCCAGCTGGTTTCCTCGGAAGCCAACTCACCGCCGTTGAGGTACTTGTAAAAGCGATCGGTAACGTTGGTCTGCAGTTGGAAAAGGAACTCGTCATCAGTCATCTGAACGGCCACATCGTAACCGTAATCCTTGATAGCCTCGATAGAGACAGCCTTGGAGAACTTCTCGATGGTGATGGTCGCATAGTCCTTTGTCTTGACCTCTGCCTTACTGTAAGGGATCTCCTCGCCCTCGCCGATGTTGCCATCTTGCAGGGTAAGCGTTGCGTACTTGGACTTGAGTACAGTGCCGGGGGCTTTCTTGATGGGGCGCATGATGCCGAGGATTTCACGCAGATGCTCCCAGTTGCGCCCGAAGCGGGTTACAAAGTCGATTTCTCTTGCCGATACGGAAATATCGGCTGCTTTGGTAAGATTTTCTTTAGCCATAAGTTATCCTTTCTGAAACAGTTCATAGTTTTCGGCGATTGCTTTCTGACGTGCCGCAGCGTCTTTGATTTCAAGAATCTGTTTGCGCGTCATTCCGCCGCCGCCGTTTTCCAGAGAAGCGCCGGTATCAACGCGAGCACGGCGCGGCTTGTAATCCTTGAGGTATTCATCCGCTGCCGCTTCAAAAGTCACGTCGTCCGTCACTTTCTGCGCGATTTTGAAGACATAGTAATCAATGTCATCCGCCTTAACGCCTTTACCGGTCAGGTACTTTTCACGCTCATACTGCGTGTTCTTGGCCGTCAGCTCGTCAAGCGACTTTTTCAGCTTGCCGTTGTCGTCCGTAAGCGCCTTAATCTTGTCCGCTTCGGTCTCCTGTGCTTTCTGCCATTCGCGGTACTTGGTAAGCTCCTCCGGAGTGGGCATACCCTCGCGCTCGCGCTTGAGGCGTTTGTCAATGATCTTGTCAACTTCTGCCTGAGTAAACGTTCGCTCAGTCTGATTAGTCTCGGTGCTGCCGCTATTTTCGGTTGCGTTTCCGTTTATGATCTCTTCTGCCATTGGTAATCCCTCCGTTTACCGTCCGTCGACGTATTCCGTTTCGTGCCCGTCGGCATATCAAAAAGTGGCTATCGCATTTCTGCAATAACCACTGAATGAACATATTAAAATAACGTTTCGCCTAAATAGAACGGTGGCCCATCGGGGAACCATTCCGCAACGCTTGAAACGTTGGCTTGCGCTTCGCTCGTCGGCGCAGCGTTTCCGTGTTGGCGGCGCAAGCGGGACTCGAACCCACGATAACGGCGTCAAAGGCCGTTGTGTTACCATTACACCATTGCGCTATATATTGCATGGCCGCTATTGAGCAGTAGCGACGCGGTATTTATATCCCCCACCGCTTGGGGCATAGAAAGGAGAAGAAAGGAAAAGGAGGTGTATTCGCTCTCTGTCATGCTTTTAGCTGCATCATTTTAAGGCTTTCAGCAGTGCTTTAGATTCATCCGCGCCGAACTCCGGGATGTTGCCCCGCTCGAGCTGTTCCCGTAGCCCTGCCGCCTTGCTGAATGTGTGGTATTCGTCGTTTAGGCGCTTATAGCGTACCGCAAGGCTTGTGTATTCCTCGTCATCGCCGCGCGCCTTGGCCGCTATTGCCTCGCGCTTGACCTTGCGCAGCGCCGTTTCAATCTGCCGCTGTTTCTGCGTCGCTTCGTACATGGTGTATTTCCTGCCCTCGAACTCAAACGGCGGCGGATCAAGGTTTTCTAACTCTTCGTCGGTATATGTCCGCTCTGAAACACCCTCAACCCATGCATGGTACAAATGACGACAGTTAACGCCGCATAGGCCGTCCACTTGGCCAAGCCCGCAGACTTCGTATATCGACGGGTATTTGTCTTTGGCGTATATCGAATATACGCGGCCTTGCCATTTCTTGTGGCTGCTCCACGGATTTGGATAATCCTTATCACGTGCGCCCCTGTGTGCTGTGACCTCTCTATAAGGCGTATTAAGCAGTTCGGCGGTCTGCTCGCTGTACTGCCGTGACAGCTGCGTTACCCCTGTCATAACCGCCCGGCGCGCTGCGACGTCAACGCGGTTATGCCACCCGGAAGCATATTCGATGTACTGCACCCCACTGTCTGTGAGCTGCTTTGTCGCCTCTCTGATAGCCACGTTATAGCTAATACCGCTCTGCACTTTCATAAGCGCATCATCAAGAACGCGCTCATACATACCGTCGAGATCAAGCATCTGAACACGCCCGGTTACACGCACGGCAAAGCCCATTGTGCGTGTGATGTTGCGCAGCTCGCCGCTTGTCTGTGCGGCTATGGCAGCTATTGTGCTGTCGAACGCTGCGCGGTTAAAGCCCGTCTGATTCGTTACGACAGCATCAAAATAACGCTGATTCTCGCCCAGTGCGGTACTCCAAGCCTTAGAGAACTCCGCGTCGGTGAGTTTCAGCGTTTTCTTGATGTATTTATTGATGTTGTCGAGGTCATAGCCGTTCTTCAACAGCTGCTTTATATGCTGGATCGTCGTTGCCGTCGCCGTCTCGTTATACTTGAACCGGCTGCATATATCGGCTATGAGGTAATCGGCGAGCCGTTCATAAAGAACGACGATAGCCTCCGGAAGCTCCTGCATGAACTCCGGCGTAATAGGATACTTCGGCATTACTCATTTTCGCCTGATACAAGGCTTTCCATCTTTGGCAACGCTGCCTTTGCGGTCGCCTCATCCTCGTTCATGTGCTTCATGCGGAACTCATACGGCTGCATAATGCCCATCTGCACCATACGCGCATCACGGTTAAACTCGGTCTCCTTATCCTCGATTATCGAGTCATCGAAATCAATGCTGATCTGCACATTCTCATCTAAACCAGCATCCATGTATGTGTTCCCAAGTCTTAAAACCGTTCGCGTAAGCTCTGTGAGGACGCTCCGAAGTATGATCTCATGCTTCGTTATCGTGCGGTACATCTCGCTGTTCTCGCTGATAATCTGCGTTGCTGTTGATACGCTGCCGTTATCATAACGGTAGTGGTTTTCGCCAAATCCGCAGTGGCTTGACAGTATATTAAGCATATCCTGCATACCAGCGTTGTGCGCCGCCGCTCTGATCTCCATGTTTGTTTCATGGATAATTGAGCTCGGATCGCTATCTTCCGGCAGGACGTAGAATGTGACGTCGTTTGGGTCAAAGTACGGATTGCCGTCAATGTTCTTAACCGCCTCCGGCTTGACCATGATACGCTTCTTGCCAAGTACGAACTCATTCACGTAGCTGTCATAGGCTATATCACAAGCCTTGAGCTGATCTATGGCGTTCGCGTACACGGCTATGCCCAGCGGAAGCGTGTTGTCGTAGTTGTTGACGATGTTCAGCCGGTCGATGACAAATAGCCGCTTGTCGCTGCCCGTCTCGACCGTCTTAGGGACATTTTCAAAGCCCCTTATGCTATGCATATCAATTTCCGTGACGCTCTCTTTGTCGAGCTTTAGCAGCGCGTTTTCGATTCTATACTTGCCGTCGACAAGGTGATGAATCTGCACGTAGGCATAATCCTGATCGTCTGTATAGACGTGTGAAGCAAAAGCACATTCCGTTATCTCGCGGTTCTCCCACGTGATAGGGTATATCCTGTCGCCGGTCACATAGTCCATCTTTATCCCGTCAGCCTCGCCGGTGAGTGTTCCGGTATCGCTGTCAATAGCCGCGCCGACTATACGGGGGATGTATGCAGTAGTGCCATAGCAGCTTTTCAGCTCCTGCATTTCGGATATGCGCACATCAAAGTTGACCTTTGTGCAGAAATCGTCCCAAAACTCTTGTTCTTTCTTGCCCTCAAGAGTTATTTGTACTTTTTCGTTCATCAATAGGTTTGCCCAGTCTTCGCAGACTTTCTTAGCCATACCCATTGAAAAACGTTCGCACTCGACTTTTCCGCCCTGTCCCGTGCTCACCATGTAATCATGGAATCCCTTGACCTTGCCGTCATACCATGACTTCCACTGTTTAATTTTGCCGTAGAACTCCGCCGGAGCTGTTTTATACCCTTTGTCGTTAAGGTACTGTATAATCGTCATGCGTTACTCCCGAACTTATTAAATACGCGCTCAAGTGAATAGCGCGTCGCGTCGATGGTGTGGTTATTCTCGTCGGGATAACCGCTCATAACATCGCCGTCCTTGTTTCTCTCAAACTCATAGTGTAAGAACTCTTTATAAACTCTCGGCGTTCTCGCGGGGTCAATAACAAGCTTGCGGCTTTGTAGCCACTTCATGCCATACTCAACGCTGCCGGGGCCTTTAACTGCAAGCTTCGCCGGAAGTCCCAAGCTTCTAAAGTCATTAACCGACTTCGGTTCTGCACTATCGCAGGTTATATAGGCATCGTCATAGCCTTTTTCTTTGAGCTTCTTCGCGTTTTCCTCGTTGCTGGTCTTGTTATTTACTATCTCGTCAATAAACGTGATAGTCTCGCGCGTCCTGTCGTAGTTCAGCCGCACGAAAGCGAACGGATCGGGATACCAACCCCAGTCTGCCCCCTGATAGATATGGTCAAACCGGCTGATTTCCTCATCCGTGATTGTCCTGATTTCAATGTTGTCAAATACATTGCCGCCGTCGCCGTTTGGTATGCCCATGTACTCATGTTCATAGGCTTTCGGGTCGACTGTTTTAAGGTGATCGGCATCATCTATGAACTTTTGCCCTAACCACTCCGGCGGTGCATCAATATACGTCGAGTGATGTACTACTCTGTTAGGGTTAGGCTCACGCAGCTCTTTGTTTACCCAGTTATCGCGGCTTTTAGGCGGGTTATAGCTTGCAAAGTCATACGACAGTGCGCCGCCGCGCAGCACCGATTGTTTTACGCTTCGTTCTTCCTCTGCGCCGCTCAGTTGGTCGCGCTCCTCTATCCATAGTATGCCGATGTAACCAAACGGCGGCTTTATCGACTTTAGCTTGATAGGATCATCACAGCCGCGAAAGTAAATGATCTGCCCAGTCTTTTTATAGACTATCTCTATCGGGTTTGCCTTACACTGAAACTCATCATCAAGCTCCAGCGCGTGGATCGCCCATTTTATCTGCGAGAAAACAGAATCCTTGAGCGTGCCGCCTACCTTGCGCAGCACACAAGCATGCATAGTCGGATTGTTTTTCAGCAGCTCAACAACTTTGAGGGAGACGTAAGACGACTTCAAGCCGCCTCTGCCTCCCTCAAAGATGTATGTTTTATTCGGTTCTATGTTGCGGTTGATATCGACGAACGCTTTACCCATGAGATATGCCGGGATGTAATACGGTTTTTCGTCTGCCGTCTGTACGTCTGTCCAGCTCTCCCACTTCTCAACTGCCTTATCTTCGCCTTGTATTGCCCGACGGTAAACACCGGCGACAACTGCTGCATTGCCGTTCATGTCCTCATCGTCTATTGCAAGCCCGCTCTTTTCAATCTGCGCTTTCAGCTTATCCGGCGCAGGTGCATCGGCAATGGCTCTCGCGATGCTTTGCAGCGTGCTCCGCTTGGCTCTCGCTACACCGGAGGCAATGCCGCCTTTCTGGCCGATTTCTCTTACTTCGCTCTTGCTTCGTTTGTTCGTCGGGATTAAATTCGCGTCCTGCTTGGGGTTGCGTGGCATCTACCTCCCTCCTCTAATTTGCGCATAAAAAATCCGCTGCCTTTTCTGACAACGGACTACTTGTGTTGATGTTTGTTTAGATTTTAATGTTGCGGACAGGCTTCCCTGCACCGCTGCAAACAAACTGCATCATGCTCATAATCTGTCCGTTTTTCTTATGCACCACTAACGGCGTTGCTTTCCCGCCTATAAAATCGTCTCCGACGTCCTTGCGTGAAAAAACGTATCCGTTTTCCCACTCCTCGCAAGAACCTATTTCGTCTTTCATATAGGTTTTGTTCGCGATTTCATACGCTTCTTCAAAAGTAATCATCTGTGTGCCCCTCCTTTTTGAACATCAGATTATTTCCTTCTATTCCTTGGCGTTTTTCTGATAGCTTCCTTTGCTGTGTCTGAAAAATCCAGATTGTCAACTCTTGCTACTTTAGTTTCTCTTGTCCTGATAGCATCAAACAACGCTTTCGGGCTTACGATGCTCCCGTCTTGTCCGTCGTAATAATAAGTGTTGTTCCCTCGTTGCACAACGTTGAGCACGTGCCCGGACTTGGCGTTTTTCCAATATACCGCCATAATCGCCCTCGCGCCGTTGCCATATCCGCGCATCTTTCCCTCAAGCGCCTTTCTTGCGGCATTGGCTGTTGTTCTGCCGACGTCCTCAACATTCGCCCCAACAAAGTTTTTCGCCCAATTCCCCGAACTCGGCATCGTATCTCCGTCATAGGTCGGCTGCGCTATAACATCATACCCTCTGAATCGAGCCTCCGTTGCTATAACTGCCCTCTGGCAATTTTCGTTATACTCGCGCGCAGTTCTCGCCCTATCGTAAAATGGATTTGCTTTCATAATGGCATCACGAGTCGACATCGGTCTTCCCTTTTTGCCTAAAGCCTCCGCGAGTGTTTTAGGTGAGCCGGGCATCATGTCCATAGGCGCGTTGTTGCCTCCGCCACCGCCTCCGCCGGGATATGATCTCGGTATTCCGCTATTTGCTCCTCTGCCACCCATTATAACACCATCCTAAATTTATATCAACGTCGCGGAATCGCTCCGAGTTGTGATTTGCAATATATACCGCCTTACACGGGAACTCATAGCCGATATCGCCGCCGTAGACAACAACGCATTTCGGCTTGAGCCTGTTTATCGCTTCATTCATGCCGGATACCCATATTGCCGCTGCGTCCTCGTCCTGTTTAACACCTATCGTGCTGACCGATACCGTGCCCCCCTGCTGTAAGCCGTCAAAGCAAAAATCATAGCTCCGTTCGTCTGACCATGAGAGCGCAGGAATTACCGTTATGCCCGCGTCCTGCATTTTCTGGCCGATCAGCCGGGAACGGTACACGTTCCATATCTGCATGGCAAGCGGCATATCCATATACAACGAGAAATCAGGAGTTAATACGCAGTCGAACATTGCGAGCCTGTCCATATACTTATCAGGCGTGTTCCATATCCGTTCAAACTGATAGTCGTCAATGTAAAAGTGTATGCCCTTGGCGAAATCGTCCTTTGTGAGCATATAGTTGAAGCTTATCAGGTCTTTCGGAACATGATTTGTGGCTTGTATAACCGGCATATCATACGCACCGGCGACGCGCGTGTTATCGTAGTCGTGGAGATTAACGCTGTTGTATGTCCGCTCCCGCTCGTCGCCGTAGTATTCGTCATCGTCCGGCAGCTCAAATCCGAAGTCTGTCATGTCTATTCCGGTGATCTCGCCAATCTCGATATCCAGCAGCTTGAAATCCCAATCCGCAAGCTCTGATACCTTATTGTCAGCAAGACGAAACGCCCTTATCTGCTCGTCACTCAGATCGTCCGCAATAATGCACGGTACTGTTTTCATGCCGAGTTGCTTTGCGGCTTTCATCCGCGTATGGCCGCAGACAATAACACTATTTTTGTCGATGACGATCGGCACTTTGAAACCGAACTCACTGATCGACGCTGCTACACTCTCGACCGCCGCGTCGTTCTTGCGCGGGTTTCTGCCGTACTCCTTTAATTTCGTGATCGGTATATCGTGTATTTCCATCTCCATAGCCCCCTCCACTGCCTATGGTGTCCCTCGCCGTAGCTGCTCCTACTCTTTGGGCGGTGTGAAAAGGAGGTAAAACCACCGCCGTGATCGTGCTCAAAACGTCGTCAAGTTCACGCTCTTGCGGTTAAGCAAAAGAGCGCCGGTGCTTTCCGGCGCTCTCTGAGCGTACACATTATACCACTTGACCTTGGCTTTTTAGGCTAAACTTTCACAGCAGCCCAAAATTTCTTGCCGTCTGCTCGATAAACCTGTTATGCCAATTTTTGGCCGTGCCGTAGCTGATGTTACACGCCATCGCCGCACCTTGAAGCGTGTGTGTTTTACTGAAAAACACCATATCTATCAGCCTCATGCGTTCTTCACCGTCAGTGCACGTCCGTAACGTCGTCTGTATGGTTTTCTCGACGGCGGCATATTCCTTCATCTCGATTGGCGGCAGCTCGCATAGCGCCGTGTCCTCAGACGTGCGGTGAACCTCCGAGCCGTGCCCTGCCTCGCTATACGCTGGAGTTATGCTCTGATCGCGCAGCGCTTTGAGATCGTCGCAATGTGCCGGGTAGGCTCTAATAATGGCTTTGGCAAAGCTCCACCATTTGTAACGTGGCTTACTCATGCGCCGCCTCCCATGTTATAACCATCTTTTGTAGCTCCACCGTCGTAAGTAGCGCATATGCCGCGTTAAATGCGTCTTGCGCTGTGGTATTGGAGAACTCCAACACGCCGTTTATTGGTATTCCCGCGCCCATAGGCGGTTTGTTTGGCTTTTTAGCAGGTTCCATGACCTGTTCTATCGGCGTTGCAATCTCCGCCACCGGAGACGGTTCTTCACTCACGTCCTGCATAACCTCGTTCGTGCTGTTTACCCATGCCCAAAACGCATCGTTTCGCCCCGTGCGTACCTCGCTTACGCTGCCCCTAAATGGTATGCCCAGTTCCCGGAACATATTGCAAACCGTATTCCGACTTATGCCAAACATCTCGGCAAGCGCCGCCTGCTGCGGATTGTACTTGCTTATGATCGTGCTTAGATATTCACGCTTGATGTCGTCCGGCATTCGCTTGAACTGTGCCCACTTCATAGGGCTGTTGAGGTTATAACTCTGTACTTCTCCGTTCATCTTATCACGTTCCTTTTTAGTCATGTAATCAGACGGCATTTTGACCCTGCCGCCCTTTCCGGCGTGGGAGCGTTTATTGAAGCTCCCACGCGCGGTGCGTTTCCGGTCTGCACATTCAGAGCGGAACACATATTCTTCATCGGTCATTTCCCTGTGCTCCTATCAGCGGCCAGACGAGCCAAAGCCGCGGTCTCCGCGCTCGGTGTTGTCAAGGTAGTCTACAATCTCAAGTGCCGGTGTGATTATCGGCATAATTACAAGCTGGCTGATCTTATCACCTTTGTTGACCTCATAAGCGTTTTGACCGTGGTTATAGAGCTTGACACAGATGCTCCCCGTGTAACCGCTGTCTATAACCCCCTCGCTGGTTATGTCGTGCTTGACGTTCAGCCCGGACTTGCTCTTGAGCATACCGACGTAGCCCTCCGGTATCTCGATATGTACGCCGGTATCAATGACGGCGCTGCTGTACGGCGGCACATAGGCTCTTATAGGTGAGCGCAGATCATATCCCGCGTCAAGATCATGCGCACGTTCCGGCAGGTAAGCGCCGGGGTCGATTACAATTTTCATTCGTCCTCCTTGTATTCTGGGCACTTTATCACATGATAGCTGGTATTTTCGTGACGATAGCCCTTGAGCGTGGTTTTTCTTGCTTTCCAGCCCTCGACCGGCTTAAACATGATCGCGCCGGTTTCGGGGTCACGCGCCGTCCATGAGCATCCGCCCGTTGCGTTTGTACATGACCAGCACAGTGTTAATTTGTACACTTGTTTCACCTCACAAATATCTCTTTGCTTCTTTGTGCGCTATGCGCACCTCGGTTTCAATGAGCGTGTGGGAATAGCCTAATATCTCGGCTATCTCTCGGTATGTTTTGCCGTCGTAGCGATACCGCAAGATTTCACGCTGCCTGTCGGTCAGACTATCCCACCAAGCCTTACCATCGCACCAGTCCACGTTTTTTGCCCCCGGCAAGACTTCTTCAAGCTCATACTCGCTGCCGGACTTATCGCGTATCGGTGTGCTGAGAGAGATCGTTTCCTGCGCTCTTTTCGTGCGCTTCGAGCTGCGCCATTCCTTGATTATGTCGCGACGTATGTAAGTGTACGCAAGAGTAGATAGCTGCCACTTTCCCGGCTTGAAGTCTTGGCAAGCTCGCCATAATGCCATTCGCGCAGTCTGCAAAACATCTTCGTCGTTGGCAAGCGCCGGGAAGAACCGGAGCAGACATTTTCTCGCGAGCTTCTCATTCGCTATGTACAGCTCCTCACAGCTTGTGTTGCTTGCCGTCTCTGGTGACGATTTTGATATCATATCTTACCTCACGCGGTGCATAGTATTTGCCGCAGGCCGCTTTAAGTGCGGCCTCTTGCTTGGCTATGGCATATTCGTTATCCTTGGTGTCGCCCTTTTCCAGTTCGCGGATCTCCGCGTACTTGGCATTGAAGGCATCGTGGAAGCGCTTCAGCCGTTCCTCACCGAACCCGAAGCCCTCGGCGAGTGCGAGGCAGACCGCATCAAGTGTCTGCTGCTCGGTGTAGGCGATTACCTTAATCGTCCACAACTCGCGCTCAGCCTTCTGCCGGGCGAGCAATCCGCTTTTACTTATGGCCGGTTCTCCTTTCGCCACGGGAGCAAAAATCGTAAGGCGTTACCCTACTTGCAAATTGAGGGTGTACATTGCACCTGCCCGCCGAATCGGAGTAATGTTTGCAGCCCTCGCATCGAATCACGGGGGGCAGGGGTGCCGCAATGTCAGGGACTGTATCCGGCAATACAGCAGATATGACTTTGAAACCCCCGTATTCTTCGTATTCAACCATTGGTTTTTCCCCTCTTCAAATCTCCGCGTGCGCAAAAATCGTTGTCTTGACCCAGATTGCTATTTTCCATATTGTCGCAACCGTAGAAGTAATATCCGCCATGCCGAAAGCGTTTGTCGGAATGCCACCTTTTAGTTTGATATTTGCAGTCTCGGCAATGCACCACCGGTGCAACATCAGCGGCAGGAGCGTTTTTAAGATTGCCAAGTGCATCCAACCAGCCCTGTTCATATGCGTCATCAAGGTTTTCTGTCTGATACTGCCTGTATTCTTTTGGTAAGACTGGCGTTAGCATCGCCGCATCCCGTTCTATGTATTCAGCCATTGGCGTTCTCCTTATCCACGCCCCGTTTAGGGCGCTGTAAGGTGTTAAATAGCTCTTGAGCCGTTTCCTCGGTATATATCCCGCGAAGTATGCTCAACAGCTTTTCGGCAGGGATGCGTTCTGTTTCGCGCCGTTTCATATCAAAGTTACGCTTATTTGGCATCGCTTCATACCCCCAGCTTATCCATTATCGCCGTAAGCTCGCACGTCGCTTCGTTAAGCGTCTTGAGCTGGTTAGTAAGAACATCTTGAAAGCACATTGGAGGCTCCGCCTCATCTCTGTCGGAAGTGCCCTCGCCGAACATGTGAACATTTATCTTTTGTGCCATGATCAGAATTTCTTGTGCCATTTTATTGGTCTGGTTCATCATGCTCGAAAGCGAGACTGTATTTCCCGGAAGCATCCCCGCCTCCGGGGCACTAACGCAATTTCTGTTGTCTTCGTAACTCATCATTTTTTACTCCTCCATTCTGAACAGCCGCCGTTGTTCTTCCACGCACCATAAGAACAAAAATCATCAAGCTCCATACCAACACCAAGTCTACAACAAATTATGTATTTATTGTCATCTGACATAATGCCACTCGTACAGTTCTCACATCGCACCACCGGCGCGACATCAGCAGCAGGAAAGTTTGAAATAGTATTCCTTGCGTCTTCTAAGGAAATCAGAGTCCCGTTCACATTCATTATGTCGTCAATATTAAACCGACGAAGCAGACGCTCCCGCTCTATGTATTCAGCCATTGCCAGCCCTCCATTTGCATCCATCGCAAGCGCCGAAGTGCTGCAATGTATACTTTCCGCAATGGAGACACAGTTCATTTCTCAAATCGTTGAAAAGCTCAACCGGTACTGCGTCAACTGTCGGAATCTGCTTAATAAGCTCTATATGGTACGGCGTGATTCCGAACATCTCCGGGGCTTGCAGTGCGTCAATCACCTCTTGCCGGTTCACGTATTCAGTCATATAGTGCGCTCCTTTTTTCCCTTGCTTCCTTTGCCACTGCGCCGTAACACCGCGAGAGTTTTTCAATGCAGTCATCGCAGATCCAGTATTCGTGATACTTCGTTGAAAGGCTCTTACCATCGTGATACCCTGTCTCCGGTACTGTTAGTTTGAGGACGAAGCCCATCTTGTGACAACCGGAGCAAACGCAGTTGTCCGTATCGCTGATATGGCCTCGAAACTCCACATCTGGGAGATAGTTAACGCCAGGTTCATTCATCATCCAGCGCCGCATTTTTTGATGTATTCGGTCATCTGTTTTCCTCCTTTATTTCTTCAAGCCTTACAAAAACATCCCCAATGTCCCCGTAGAACTTATGTACTTCCAGCTCCGTGACTTGGCTATCATCGTCATAGGCAAGTCCGTTGAGCGCGTCGAGCACAATCTTAGCGATGTTGTCACAGTCCGGCTTTATCGTGCAGGGGATTTCGCCGCATATCTTCGCGTCTTGCGTTTTCTTGCTGTCGCGTTTCGGCACGGGATATCTCGCAAGTATCAACGCGCTGATTGCGCCATCCAGCTTAACCGCCCCGGCGCAGCGCCAGCAGAACCGCACAAACTCTTCATACTGTGCTGTCTGCGTGGGGGTGTATGTGTGTCCGTCCCGCCTTACTCGCGGCCTTGCCTTGCCCTGTGGCTTACCGGGAATCGTAAAATGTGTTTCCATCGTTCACCTCACAAATAGTTTTTTCCGAACCGTCCCCGGAAATCTCCGGTGTCCCATCCGTAATGTTTCATCGCTTCGCGCTGCCCCCGGCGCTTGAGCAGCGCATCAAGCGCCGCGTCGGTATGGTGCAGCGTCATATGGCAGTCGTGACAGAGCAGCACCCATAAGCCCAGCGCTTTTGATTTCTTGCGGTATGCCCCGTGATATATCTCGTGCCGGTCAAGCTTGCCCTGCTGTGTCTCGCAGAACCAGCAGCCGTTTACGTCCTGCACGATTGACGGGGCATATCCGTTTCGGTCGAGTGTTACGCCGTATTCGTTAGTCATAGCGCCCCCCACTGTTCGGCCATTGCCGCCGCTATACCGGGGAATGTTTTTGACCTTTCTTTTGCATCCTTGCCCCGCTTCGCCGCGCCGTATTTGCTCTTGTCCTTGCGCCCAGTGCACGACGGCAGGTAAGGCGACATAGGCTCAACTATATTCGTCGGTGACAGCGGCGGCAGGTTACGCAACCAAAGGCGCGTTTTCTTCGTGAATGGGTGCCCGAACTGGCACGGCTGGATTTCCTGCGTGTACTCCGGCATTTCAAACACCTTAGATGAAACAGGGTTTTCAACTGCAATACGCGGAATATCCGCATTAAGAAACGCCAAGAAAAACGCTTTCGCCTCAAGTCCCTTGTGGTATCTCTCCATGTCAAGTTCCCCTTTACGCGGGTACATGCGGCAAGCCCCGGCATTTGACAGATACGTGCAAGGCGGATGTGCAATCAGCAAATCCCACTTGTCTATGTAATGGCTTTGTCCGTCAGACGTGTACATCTGCCCCCCTGCAAACACTTGAGCGCATCGCCCTTGATGTGCCACTCGGGATGCCCACCGGAGCAATCCTGTATATCGCAACTGTACGCTTCGTGCCCACGCTCCCGGAAAGCCATGCACACTCTCTGTGATTCCTCACAGGCTACGAGAACTTTCAATTACATCCCCTCCATAATCATCTGTTGTTCATGCGCCGTCGACGAACGGACGTTCAAAAGCTGCTCATTTGCCTTGCGACACATATCCCGCATGATCTCAAATCCGTAGCAGCTCCGCCCAAGCTCCATACACGCCCGAAGTGTAGTTCCGCTGCCTGCGACCGGGTCTATTACCACGTCGCCGGGGTCAGTGAATATCTCTATGAGCTGTTTCAGCACCGCAACGGGTTTCTGCGTTGGGTGAATTACCGGGATATTCTTGTCTTTCTCCCAGTAAAACCAGTTGAATACCATCCGCCCGCCGTTGTTGAACTTTGGAAGCTTGTCTCTGTACAACACGACCGCGTATTCCGTCGCCCCGACTATGCGCATATTCGCCTTGAGCACCTGCGCGGAATAGTTCTTGATGAAAACCAGCGGATATGAGTGCGCAAAGCCGTATTTCTTGCCATACTGTATGACCGTCTGCATCTGCTCGAACGCGCAGAACACGATCATCGCCGGGGCTTTGCCGCGCTCTTTCGGCTCTTTCTTCAAAAGCCGGTTGCAAAAGTGGAAATACTCAGCAATGTTGAAACTTACGTCGGTATTGAAGAACGTTTTGCCCGCCTTACTGCTCTCACCATTGCGGTTGTCACCGCCGATATACCATTCTGGGCTTGACGCATACGCCTTTTTGCCGAGATTGTACGGAATATCTGCAATGACAAGCTGTGCCTTGGGGATGTTGTATTTCTTGAAGTTCTGGAAATTATCGTTGAATAGCTCTATCTTCATTCCCATGCCTCCAACAGTGACTTGATCTCTTCCTCCGGGCGCGTCTCTATGCCGAGCGCCCGCGCGTCCTGCACGAGATTATCTATCAGCATGGACATTTGCCGGGTGTCAAAGTCTGAGCTGCCGTAGTAGATATACAGATTCGTGCAGCCCTTGATTTTGCTTTCCTCCCGCTCAACGCGCCGCCCTATGTGGTTCCGCGTCCATAGCCGTTCCATGCTGTCAACGGCCTTGTCCTGCACACAAAGCACCTCGCAGATGTTCGGGATGTTCCTCAGCGCCTCGCGGTATACATCCTCCGGGCTTTCCCGAACGGCAAGCGCAATGTCGTTGATAAGCTTCCACGCATACGCATTGGCGTTAAGACTGCGCTTTTTCTTTGCCAGGGATATCTCATACTCCCCCGGCTTAAAGCCGTACACAAAGCGTCGTGCGTCCGGTATCGAAGCGGTAAGTATGAGGTCATTGCCCATGATCCGGGCGCTCTCAATCTTCATGCGCACCTCCCGGCAGCGCCGCAAAGCCAAGCTTCCCGGATATTTCGGCCAGCGTGTTTTTTACTCCGGTCGGCAGCGCCATGTACTCCCGCTCTTTTTCAGCCCTCACCGTGTATGAGCGCTGGAAGTTCGACGCTATGACGCTCTGCACTGTCTCCGCGTCCATCATCGCCCATTCTTTCAGCTGGTTGGGGCTGCCAACGATCCGCTGAACCACCGGCGGGAGCTTGTCAAACTCGTCTTTCGCGTGATAAATTCCGCGCTGTGTAGCTGCGTTCACAAGCTGCCACGCCTCTTGCGGCGTCATGTCCGCATTGGTCGTCATGCTGATAAGGCGTTGCTTAATAGCCCCCGGCGGCGGCATGAATCTATCTGCCGACGCGGATATGTGCGCCATCACGGCGGCTTGTACGGCGCTTGCCGGGTCGTTCTCAAAGACCTTAGCCCATATCTTGACCGTTGAGCGGAGCGCATCAGCAGATAAGTTCTTGAAACTGTCCGGATATACCGTCTGCATAATGCCTATGATCTGCGCCGATTCTCGTTCAGTCATCGAAATCCCCCCTCCGTATCATCTCGGCTAACCTGTCAGCCGTCGCCACCGGCGCGCTATGTGTATACCCGCCGCTATAGTTGCCGCGCTTTTCCCAAGTGCGCACAGCTGCTTTCCAGTCTTTCATAGGGTTCTTACCCACACACCAGCCCTTACAGGCATAGAAATCAACAAAGCGTTCCGGATCAACGTCATTTCCCCGCTCTTGGCAGTATACCGCCACCTCGTCAACGGTGGGGGGGGCAAAGCGCGCAGCGCGTTTCCCCTTATCCCCGTTAGGGGATATGTCTTTGTCTTTGTCTTTGTCTTTGTCTTTGTCTTTGTCTTGCTCTGATTTCAATCTGATTGCGTCTGATTGAGCTTGATTATCTCTGATATCAGAACCAATCAGAGCACGTGCCTTTTCAGCTCCGCCTACCTTGTTTTTGTAGCTCGCGGCCTGTCGGTCTATATCTGCCCTCGCCGTTGCCCATAGAAATCGTTCGTTGCCTTTTAGTTCGGGTTCTATGCCCGTCTCTGCATATTTCAGCATCGCCGTGAATAGCCGCCCGCGCTCTGCGTCTCCGTACAACTCCATTTTTTCAGCGAAGTCTGTAAAGACTTTCAGATACTTCATTGCTTAGTTCTCCAATCTGTACCGTGAGTATCGCGTTGCCTCGCCGTATCTGTTCTTTCCGGTCTCTGTCTCGCCGACTATCGGATAGCCGAGCTTGCGCAAGTCGTTAATACGGGAGGCAAGCCGCATTATTCCGTATTCGGTCATTGCCTCCTTGCTCGTTATGCTGCCGTAGTCGGTCAAGTGCCGGATTATTCTTTCGTTCTGTGTCATAGGTCAAAACGGGAGAGTTTCGCCGTCCGCTTCCAGCTCTTCAAACTCTGGCGGCTCGGCGTTTGTGCTGGTGTTGCGCTTGCTCTCGCCGAAATACACACTGTCGGCGATCACCTCTGCGTTTCGGCGCTTGTTGCCGTTCTTGTCCTCCCAATCGCGCATCTGCAAGCGACCGGATGCGATCGTCATGCTACCCTTAGTGAAATACTTACTGACAAACTCCGCTGTCTGACGCCATACTACGACGTCAATAAAATCGGTCTGCTTTTCGCTGCCGCCGCTCTGATAGTCACGGTCAACTGCGAGGGTGAACGTCACAACCGGCGTTCCCTGCGGCGTGTGGCGCAGCTCCGGATCACGTGTCATCCTGCCCATGATGGTTATTCGGTTAAGCATTTAGCCCTCCTGTTCTGCCGTCTTAACGGCTTTCTTTGCTTCATTGATCTTGGTCATACAGTCGCGGCACAAGCTGCGGCCATAGCTTTTCTGACTGTTGCGTACCACGTCCGCTGGTGTCCAGACGCGCCCGTCCTTGAGCTTTATAGGCTCTATCTTGCTACCGCAATCGGCGCATATTAGAGCCGTCTGTGTGTATCGCTCTTCTGTGCTTGCCGTCTGATCCGGGTCATCGCCGGTGCTGATCTTATAGGCTTTCATCAGCGCGTATTTATCGGCATATGTCATTGCCTTGCCGCTTCCCTTATCCTGGCTGTCTATGCCCTCTGCAAAAGTCGTCGTTTCTATGTATTCTGCCGGATTGTCGATGTTGCAGAAGCGATAGACGGTCTTGATGCGTTCGTAGAACGTCGTTTTCTTCGTTACCTTGCCCTGATATTCGTTCTCGCTTTCGAGTATCTGAGATTCGAGAACGTGACGTTCAGCAGGATAGGAATAAACACCGTGCTTGATTTCAAGCGGCTTAACTGCGTCGATGATATCCCGCTCGGATACGGCCTTATAGCTCTTGCCGCGCCCAGTCTCCACGCTCAGATTCTTTGCGACGGTCTGTAAGTCCGCCGTGATTGCGGCCATGCGCTGATATATGTTTTTCTCTGACATTTCTGCCTCCTTATTTAATTATCACGGATGTGTTCTCCACCAGCTTTGCGCCGGGGATTTCTGCGCCTTGAACAAGCAGAGCTTTTATCGCGACCTTGTTAGCCGCCGGGGCGGTGAATCGGAGCAAGGTGTTATTCCCTGTTTTTTCCGCCCAGTCTATAAAGTCATCTGCAAGCTCAACCTCCTGAGATTTGCGGAATGAAACCGCGCATTTTGCCGTCTGGAATTTCTGCCCTTGCAGCGCGTAATCAAGATAGTCTCTAAGGCGCGCGACCTTTTTCTCTGCTGCCTTGCGGCGCTCAGCAAGCGCTGTCTCTTCGTCCTTGAGCGCCTTTACATCTGCTGCGAGATTCTTGACGTAGCACGCAATATTCTCGATCTTACTCTCTCGCTCCAACATCAGAGCGTCGAGCGCGTCATTATCAACCAGCAGTTCTCCGGTCTCCGGATTAACAGCATTTATAAGCTGTTCTATGCTCTTATCAATTTCGTAAAGTGTCATTTTCACCCTCCGTTGAAACATTTGACGGCGTCCGAAAGTCTTTTGAAGTATTGGCTTTTGCCGTCTATCATTACTTCGTAATCGCCATAGCTCTTATCTGCGTAGTGCTCCATCGTCCAGAAGAGCATTTTGCCCTTGTGTCTATACATGAGGTGCTTTTCTCTCATCCCCTCAAATCGTGAGCAACTCAAATGTTCGGGGAGCACGGCGCAGATATCCGCTAAATCGTATAGGCTCATTCTTCGGGCACTTCCACGATCTCGCCGTCTTTGAGCGTATACCATGTGTCCGCTTTGTACGTCTCGCCGTCAATCTCGAACGACTTAACGCAAGTGCACGGATACCCCTCACCGTTCCACTCGCCATACTCGGCAAGTGTGCACCAAGTACCTACGGGCGCTTTGATTCGTCCGCGCTTGCCCACACAAGCTACCACATTATTAGCGTTTTCAACGGTGATCTGCGCGTCATCGCCGGAGCTGCCGATCTGCGCGTATCTGCCGGAGCTGCC